TTTATAAAGTAATCTCAGCTAGAGGCATGTAAGGAGATAACAGTGTTTAATATAGATGATCTCTGGAAGATACTTAAAGTAATAAGAGGCGAAACTGTAACAGATCTAGCTGATACAGTGAAAGCTACTGCAGTATCTGAACAAGGAAAATCCAGTAGATTATTTTCAGGAATATTAGATCAAAATGTATTTTCTAGTGAAGATTATAGAAGACTTAGAAGTTTCTTGGTTGATTTATATGCATCGCTTAGAACAGGAATAACAATACAAACTCAAGTATCTGATCCATTCTCTTTGCCAGAAGATTATCTTGACGAACTTTTTAGAAGTTTTGGTTATGACTATTTTACGAAACTTTCCACTTATAATTATAAAGTAAATACTAATAAAGCGAGTTTCTTTCTGGACTTAGTAAATCTCTATAAAATAAAAGGAACTCCACAGTCTATAGTAGAAGTACTCCAATATTATGGAATAAAAGACTTAGATCTTTTAGAGTTTTGGTTACAATATAGTGCTAATCCAGGAAAGTTGGTTTTTCATGGAGAAGTTGTAGCGAGTGGCACTCCTACTGTAAGTCCAGTAACACATGATCTTTCTTTTGAGAAAGCCACTGAGAATGATCCACATTGGATGATAACTAAAGAACAAGTAGAGATATTACATAAGTTAAATAAGATAAATCTTCCATCAAAAACTCCTTACTTTTCAATACGACCAAAATATGACATTCTAAACGCCGTAATGTCGATCGTATTTAGGAAAGTCTCAGATGAATATGAAGAATGGTTAACAACTGGAACAATTGATGAAAGTAATGTTTCAATAGACGCTGTGGGTATAGAAGCGTCACTGTTAGAACTCTATTTATCTTGTATCTATATTTTCAATAAAGATCACCTTACTGGTTATACAACTACAAGTACTTCTACTAGTACTTCGACTTCTACTAGTACTTCGACTTCTACTAGTACTTCTACAACAAGTGTTTCGACTTCTACAACTACAAGTACTACAACTAGTACAAGTACAACTTCGTCAACAACTTCCTGTTTTGTGGCACCTATCGCTGTTTCATATAATAACGAAACAAAATGTTTGGTTATTAACACAGATGCTTCGTCTCCTTATTTTATTCAAAAAAGAAAAGAGGGAGATACAGAATGGCAAACGATAGTAAAAACTAGTTCGAAAGAAATAGGAGTTGAAGTAATTTGTCCATGTGAATCTTATTATTATAGAGCATCTGCGTGTCCTGAAGATGCAGAAGAAACCAGTTTTGAAACTGATAGTTGTGATCCTAATGATGAAGGTGATTTGGATGAATGTTTGACGATAGGTTCGGCTGAATATTATTTTACTTGGTTTAGTGGAAATCCGACAACTGTTAATCGGGATGATGGCGTAACGATAATTATTTCAACTAGCGATGTAAATTGTTATGGACCTTTTACTTGGGGAGTCAGCGGAGTAGGATTTTCTTTAGAATCTAGTGTAACTGAAGGAATTTCAAATATATTATATGCTGATGAATCTGCTTGTGGATGTGCTTTTATAACAGTAATTGATGCATGTGGTACAGAAGTAATGGGTACTGTTAAATGCACTACGGGACAATGGTTAGTTTGTGATTCTACTTTAGTTGATGATTGTAGCGTAAGTGGCTCCGGTGGATATATTCAAAACTGGTTTGAAATAGAAATAGGAATACAAGTATATTCTCATTGTAAAACAAGTGGTTTTGAATCTGTTAACTATGATTGTTCGATGTATGATGGTCCAAGTGGATCATTCGGTAGAGATGTTATTTGTAGTACGGGTAATAAATGTCTTCAAAACACTGCGGTTAGATTTTGGATATGTGGTGAATAAAAATGGATTTTGAAAGAAAAAAATTAAATGTCTTTCCTCATGGATTCTTTCAGGATATTTTAACCTTGATGAAAGTCCTGAATGTTGATATTTTACAACGGTGCGATGTTGAAAAAATATTGCAGGATAAAATCAATTTCAAAATAAGTCAAACAAGACAAATAAAAAAGGAAGATAGAGAAAAAGTCTTTAAAAAGGTTCAATGGGGGAAGAGGAAACCATGAAGGGAAAAAAAGAAACCTCTGGATGAGGAAGAGCAAATTATAAAAGAAAAACAAGAATCTTTGACTGTCCACAAAACAAGCAAAATGAATTGAGGTTTCAGCAAGGGGATAAAAGAAGAACCATGTTCTATATGTTAAAATAATTTAAGAATAACTTATTAAATGATCAACAAATAGAGTAGTTACTACTTTCAAGATATACTAATTGGAGTAAATAATTTATGGCTAAAATAAACGGAATCGTTAGAGACAAAAACGGAGATCCTATAGTGGGAGTTCAATGTAATATTGACGTTTACTATAAGAATAACCGTAATGTACGAGTTGCGAGTGGTATATCAAGTGTTGTAGATGGTTCCTGGGAAATAGATTTAACAGGAATTTCTCACGCAGAGAAGATAATAGTTTTATATTCTTTTGAAGGAAATTATGGTGGAGACATTGACATAGCTGGTGCTGAGTTCTTATCTGCTTATACAACAACGACTTCTACTTCATCTACTAGTACTACAACAACGACTTCGACAACGACTTCTACTAGTATGAGTACATCTACAACAACGACTTCAACTAGTACCTCTACATCAACTAGTATGAGTACATCTACAACAACGACTTCAACTAGTACCTCTACGTCAACTAGTTCGAGTACATCTACAACAACGACTTCAACTAGTACCTCTACATCAACTAGTATGAGTACATCTACAACAACGACTTCAACTAGTACTACAACAATTTCTACTAGTACGAGTACATCTACAACAACGACTTCAACTAGTACCTCTACGTCAACTAGTTCGAGTACATCTACAACAACGACTTCAACTAGTACAAGCACATCTACGTCAACTTTGACTTCTACAACTACGAGTAGTGGTATTGTTTGTACATGGAATCCAAATGACAAACACGTTGATTTAACCTTATCCAACGGGAATCTAACCATTGATGATGATGGGTCAGATGCTCAAAAGGCTGTCCGAGCCACAGTTTCTTTTTCTTCTGGAAAGTTGTATTGGGAGTTTACTGTTAATAACATGCCTGCTAACTCTCTGTGCGCTGGATGGTGCGATGCAGGTCATCCACTTACAACCCATATAGGAATAAATTCATCTGGAAATGGATGGGGAGTTCACATTTTCACAGGAAGACTATATCATAACACTTCTAATCGAATTGTAGAAGCTCTTGTAGGTGGTACTGGAGATATTTACATGTTTGTTCTTGACCTAACCAACGGAAATTTGTGGGTGGGTAAAAATGGAACGTGGGCAGAGAGCGGAGATCCGGCAAATGGTACAGGGTACCAATGGTCAGGTGTGTCGGGCACTCTGTATCCAGCAATGAGTACTTATGAGAACACACATCAAGGAACTGCGAATTTTGGTGCTTCAGCATTCACATACACAGTACCATCTGGTTTCTCTGCTACTTGTTAATTTTTAGAGAATTTGTAATCGATCTGTTGTTGATGCTTTAACTTAAGTTCTGATGAAAGTCACGTAATTTCGTGGAGTATAGATATACTTAGATAGACTTGCTATTAAGTTGGGTCTGAGTCTCCTAACGATCTTTATACTACTAATATAGAGTTCCTTATATTAATTTATAAGAAGAACAAATCTAAAAAGAGGAGTAAATCTTAATGGTAATACCTCCTGGTCAATATTATCTATGTTATGATGGTACTTCCACCAACTACATAGAAATCATAAATGAATATAATACATTGATCGGGAATCCGTTGTCAAGAGACGATAAACAAATTAAGTACTTCCAATTTTTTGATTTATTTACACGTCATATATCAAGAAACTTTTTAGTAAATAAAGACTCTGTAGGTCAGGTTCTAAAATTAGTAAATACTGACTTAAAGTCAGCTCTGGATGATTTGTATAATAAGACTGAAAAAGATGAGTTATTACTATCTCTTTTGAAAAATCTTAGAGACTGGGTACGAACGAATATTGGATATGGATATCTAGATCTTGCTTTCCTTTTTCTTGGTCATGAAGCGATTATAAAAGAACTGGGAGATGTAATAAACTTCTTTAAACCATACAGAGCAAGAATTTTACCACTAGAAATGATTGAGTTCAAAAATAGATTAATGAACTCAATTCGTTTAGATGACTCTTATATCATTGATGTTGCTCAAATAGTTCGTGATTGGATAACTGCTAACAGTAATTCTTGTTGTCCAGACCCATTATTATTATGCCCAGATTCAACTGCTATACAATGGTACTCACGAATAACTTACGATTGTGGTTCTTACTACGATATTGGTTATTGTCTTGATATAAGACCACTTGAAATTTATATTACACATCTCATTCATGATCCTTATATTTGTAGAAACGCTTCAGTAACTAGTAGAGACTCAACTTCTTCATATAATATTATGGTTCATAATAAATATGAGATGTACGATCCGTCACATCTAACTGACTCCACTAGTTGTATAAAAATTATATACCAAGATGGAGGAGTAGTTGACTATGATGGGGGTTGGTCTTTTGACTGCCCTTTCACAAGCGATATATGTGAAATTACTGTTACTGTTCCAACTACAACAACTACTACTACGTCGACAAGTACTTCTAGTACGTCTACTTCTTCAACTACAACTACTACGACTACTAGTACGACTTCTACATCAACTACAACTATTACAACTACTTCTACTACAACAAGCACTACAACAACAGAGTTCTTAGTTGGTTGTGGAGTATTAAGACCTGATCCTGGAGTAGATAATGAAAGATTGTATCCACCTTGTTGGTACTCTACAACAAGTACTTCTACTTCATCTACTAGTACTACAACAACAACTTCTACTAGTACTACAACAACAACTTCTACTAGTACGTCAACTTCAACAACTACTAGTACCTCTACATCGACTTCTACTAGTACGTCAACTTCAACAACTACTAGTACCTCTACATCGACTTCTACTAGTACAAGTACATCTACAACAACGACTTCAACTAGTACAAGTACCTCTACATCGACTTCTACTAGTACAAGTACATCTACAACAACGACTTCAACTAGTACAAGTACATCTACATCGACTTCTACTAGTACAAGTATATCTACAACAACGACTTCAACTAGTACAAGTACATCTACGTCGACTTTGACTTCTACAACTACAAGTGGCGGCGCCGTTTGTACATGGAATCCATTGGATAAACATGCCGACCTCTCGCTGTCCAACGGGGATCTTACCGTTACTGACACCGGCAATGCTGGCCAGAAGGCTGTGCGAGCAATACAGTCCTTCAGCACAGGCAAACTATATTGGGAATGGTCCGTAGATTCGATGCCGGGCTCCAATAAGCATTGCGTCGGGTGGTGTGACTCTGTGCAACCACTCGACTATCAACCTGGGAGGTCTACGACCGGCAATGGTTGGGGTTATCACGGGCTCGGCAGGCTGTACCATAATAATTCATATGATAGTATTACAGCTTTCTCCGAGGGCGATATCATAATGTTCGCTATAGATATTGACGCCGGTAAACTTTGGGTAGGGAAAAACGGCTCATGGGAAGGTGGAGGAGATCCAGGCGCCGGCACCGGTGAAACGAGAGACGATATTGACGTAACTCCATTATTTCCGGGTGCTGGCACTGTTGACAACACGCATATCGGCACCGCCAATTTTGGCGCTTCAGAATTCGTATACACAATTCCAGCTGGCTTCTCTGCTGCTTGCTAATTTTTAGAGAATTTGTAATCGAGCGTAATGGATCTATTACTAATGTTTTAACTTAAGTAGTAGATAGAAAAAACAATATTGTTATTTAAAGAAGTGTCTATTTAATTAAGATATAATTTTATAGTTAAATGTAGAATTGTATACTAAACAAATATCAGAAGATAAATGATGGAGATTGACAAAGTTCTTGAAAATAACTCGTAATAGAACTAAGATAGTATTAGTGTAATATAACTAGACATTTTATAAAGAGAACAAAACTAAAATTCTAGGAGGTTTATAAACAGTGTCAAATCCTGTAATAAAGGGAATTGTTAAAGATCGAGATGGAAATGTAATAACAGGTGTACAATGTAACATTGATGTATATGATAAAGATGATCATTCCCTTCGAATAGGAAGTAGTAAATCAAAAGCTGTCAATGGTGAATGGTACACTGAACTTCCTGGAATTCCCCATAACACAAAAGTTCTAACTATGTTCTCTTTAGAGAATAGTAGATATATTGCTGGAGCTGAGTTCATACAAGCTACAACTACTTCTACAACTTCAACTAGTTCAACAAGTACTACTACAACTACTTCTACATCTACTACTACAACCACTTCTACAAGTACAAGTACTTTAACTTCTACAAGTACATCTACGTCTACGAGTACAAGTATTTCAACGTCAACTTCTACCTCTACTTCTACTTCTACTTCTACTTCTACTTCTACTTCTACCTCAATAACAACTACTGAATGTTTTGAGTGGTTCTCATATTTTGATAACACTTATTGGTCTGATTCTACTTCTGTTGGAATGATTTGGAATGATATAAATGATACGTGGACAATTATCAGTCCATTTGCCCACTTAGAACCTCTAGATTGGCAGGTTGGTTTTAGATCGCCTACTATAAGAATTACTTTTGATGGGACTGCTACAATAAACTTTACTCTTTGGGATACTTTCTATAATGTAATTGTACAAGCTTCTAATTACATTTCTGGAACTACAGAAGATGTTACATTTATAGGACATGATATAAATGTACTTAGTTTCCTTGACTCAACTGGAATAGTTTTAACAAATATTGAGTTTCTTATGCCATGTGTATCTACTTCAACGTCGACTTCTACTTCAACTAGTACAAGTACTTCTACCTCAACGTCAACTTCTACTTCAACTAGTACATCTACTACATCTTCTTCAACAACTACAGAATGTTTTGAGTGGACGCAACATTTCTATCCTACTGACTGGATTAATAGCGAGGAAATTGTTTGGGATTCAACTTCAGAAGTTTGGACTATAATTAATGAAGATGCCACTTTAGTAGCTGAAGATTGGAGAGTTGGTTATACACCTACTAAAATAAGAATAGAACTTGATAGTACAGCAGTAATTAATTTCTCACTTTATGACTCAGATATTAACTTAGTTGCTAGTAAGTCTGGATACTTATCTGGAGAAGAAGTAGATATTAATCAGATCGACCAAACAGCAGATGTTATATTCTTTATACAATTTGAATCTTCTATTGGAGCAGTTATAACAAACATAGAATTTTTTGCTCCATGTTTGATAACAACTACTAGTACTTCTACATCAACTTCTACTAGTACAAGTACATCTACGTCAACTTCAACTAGTACAAGTACATCTACGTCAACTTCTACTAGTACGTCGACTTCTACTAGTACGAGTACCTCTACGTCGACTTCTACTAGTACGTCAACTTTAACGAGTACATCTACAACAACAACCTCTACTAGTACCTCTACATCGACTTCTACTAGTACAAGTACATCTACGTCGACTTCTACTAGTACGTCAACTTCAACGAGTACATCTACAACAACAACCTCTACTAGTACCTCTACATCGACTTCTACTAGTACTACAACAACAGTTCTATGAAGATTGGGAATCTGATCTAGCAAGTGGGAATTGTTTGAGTGTCAGAATTAACAGAATTTTTTCGAAAATAAAAGAACAAATAAACTAAAATAAATGAAGAGAGGAGAACGAGAAATTATGAAAATTGGAATCTTAACACACTTCGGTTCATTTCAAGATGGTTATGCTCTCCATGTTGGCTGGCTCGAACGAGCCAAACTTTTAGAATATTTTAATCAAGACTTCGATTTTTTAGTTAATGAAAGATGTACGTCTGATATTTATCCGCATATGAAAGCAGTTTTGCAACCAGCTAAAAGTGGACAAGGTTTTGAGAATAAAGTAAAACATTATGAAAGTCAGTATAGAGAACTTCTAACAGAATACGACGCTATACTAACAGCAGATTTAATTTATCAACGTCGTGGAGACTTCTTAGTACAAAACCAAGCTATACGAAAAGTCACTCCAGATCTTAAAGCTCACTGGTATCATTGGATACATTCATCTTGGATAAACCCACCAAAAAATCCTAACTTTCCCGAAAGTCTTAGATTTACTCCAATGGAGAAGTCAACAATTGTTTATATGAATAGTTCAGAAAAAGCTGGTGTGTCTAAAATGTATGGAGTTCCAATAGAAGAAGTTGCTTGTGTGTATAATCCAAAAGACATTAGATCATTTTCTGACTTCCATCCATTATCTTGGGAAATTATAAAACGTCTTAAAATACCAGAAAAAGATATAGTACAAATACTTCCTCATTGTAGTACAAGAATGAACGCAAAAGGAATTGATGTAACAATTAAGGCGTTTTCTGCTTTCAAAAGAAATGGACTAAAGGTTGCACTAGTTTTCGCAAATGCTAATGCAAGACAAGTACCGCAAGAACTTCTTATTAAAAAGAATTTTATAACTTCAATGGGTCTTATAGAAAACGAGGACTTCTTATTCACTTCAGATATAAATGAGAACCGACCACTTCCAAGAAAAGCCGTAGCAGATATTTATAGGATTGCTAATGTATTCGTATATGCAACATACAGTGAAGTTTCTCCAAACGCATTAATGGAAGCGAAGATAAGTGGAAATCTATTAGTTCTAAGTAATCGACTTCCGTCGCTTGCTGAATTTGGTGGTCCAAACGCAATCTATTTTGACGCAACATTTAGAACTCCTGGCGTTCCAAGTGGAGAAGAAGGTGACTTACAAACAGTTACATACCATAATGAAACATCCTATTTTGATGAATTGACTAAAAGAGTAGTTAGTCAACTTCCAAGTAGAAAACAATTATGGGAATTTTCATACGAACGAATCTGGTTTGGACAACTGAAACCACTACTTTATGGAGAGAAAAAATGATAGCAGGAGTTATGGCAATTTGTAATTTTCCATTAGCACCAGTTTTGTCTAGAGAACTAGCCAAAAAAGTAGATCATATGAGTTTAAGATTCGACAAAGTAAATGGTGACAGAAAAATCTGGGAAGAATGTAAGAAAGATATAAAAGAAATATGTCCATCAACTCACTTTTTCGAGTCAGATATAAAGTGGAACCGTTGGAATTGGAGGAGTGAGCTCTTAAGATCACTTGATCATATCAGACCAGAATATGTTCTCTTCATTGACGAAGATGAAGAATATGATAGTAATTTCGATGAGGACTTTAAAAGATTTAGACTTTCTGAATTTCCAATGATGATGTTTGACTATCGAATGATTACTGATGATAATCGTCAAGTTATGAAATATCCTAAAGCTAGACATTGTAAAGCTTATAAATGGATGCCCGGAATAAAATATCAACCATATCATGGATACGCAATACCAGACTTTCCCGGTGAGCCAAAGCCTACCTACCATACTAATAGATACAGAGCAGAATCGAGAATAAAACATTATTGTTTCTACACTCGTGAAATGGAAGAATCCAAGATTCTCCATAAGTGAACTACAAGACGTATCGTTCTAATCTAATTGGTAACGATCTAACTTAAAATAGTTAAGTACTTAAAACCGTTACCTATAGTGGGTTAGAACAAACAATAAATAAAATAAATTTAAAAAGGAGTATAATGGCTAATATTCGTTATCCAGGAATGTTGGATTTTGTTCAAAAACAAAAGGAAAACGGATTAAAAAATAAAGAAATATATAACTTAATTAGAAAAGAATTTGGTTACGCTAGTGACTATATATCATTTGTTAAATATATAAACTACGTACAGCATAAAAAAGCAGATGCAGAAATAAATATAGAACCAGAAGATATTGATACTTTAGATAAAAGATACAAAAAAATAAAAGAAAGTAGTCGAGATGATATAAAATTTCTAGAAACAATATCTAAATATCGAGTTTTAAAAATAGATGATCTTTGCAATAAATTAAACTGCCCTCCAAAAATTGTAAATGATTTTGTTGATCACTATAGATCCAAAGGATACGAAATTACTATCGACGATAATAAAGTTATCTTTTCAGAAGGAGTTGTATCAAATGGTGAGTTTAGAACACACCCTCTAGAAGAAAAAGAAATAATATTTGGTGTAGCTAGTGACTTTCATTTTGGTTCAAAGTCAGTTCAAATAACGTCATTGAATGAGTTTTGTGAACTAGCTAGAAAGAAAGATGTAAAACACATGTTTATTCCCGGAGATATAGTTGCTGGATATAATGTATATCCAGGTCAAGTATTTGACTTATATGCTATTAGTTCTGAGGAGCAAGAAAGTTCTGTAATTACGAACTTGCCCTACGGTTTTGAATGGTATGCTCTTGGTGGAAATCATGATTACTCATTTATAAAACGAGGTGGTGGACATAATCCCTTACTAGCAATTTCTAGTCAGAGAGAAGATTTTCATTATGTTGGATTCGATGAAGCAGACGTTCCAATTCTACCGGGAGTCGATTTAAAAATGTGGCATCCAAGCGGAGGAGTGCCATATTCAATATCATATCGTTTACAAAAAGGAGTCGAACAAGTTGCATTTGATGAGCTTACTTCTATAGTAAGAGGAGTTAAATCAAGACCAACTATAAGATTTATTCTTTCAGGACATCTTCATATACAAATGCAAGCAATGTTTGGAAGTATATTTGGAATTCAATGTGGTTGTTTTGAAGGTCAAACAAATTATCTAAAAAGAAAAGGTCTTGTTCCGCATGTTGGTGGGTATATTATAGAAGCACTAATTGGAAAGAATGGACTGTTAAAGAATTTTGAAGCCAAATTCTATATTTTTGAAGAAACACAGAATGATTGGAAGAACTATAAACATAGTGTACCCGAACTAAAAATAACAAAACCACTCTTCAGTAATGGAAATGAAAAGTGAAATATATGTACACATTTATTTAGATCAAACGAAATTTACATCTAACTCCACAAAAAGAAAATTAGATATTAGAAGGGAATGAAAAATTAACAAAAATAAATTGGAATAAAAAAATGGGAAATAGTCTCCCATTTTTTAATCGGCAACTTACTGGACTAATTCGTCCTTGAAGATTCATTTCGTAATTAGTTTTTTTTAGATCTGTCAGTTCTACTTCTTAGTCCTCCTTGTTTGTTTATTCCCCAATGTTCTCTGAAGTTGTTAATGGTAGCATAAACCAACGAATCTTTTTCCGTGTTTACAACGAATGAGTCTTTAGCAATGTTCAAAACTCCAGGGTCACCAACTTTTACTTCACCAAAACTTTGTTTGGCTACAACAGGAATACTAGTTTCTTTTGATGCCATCTTATCCTCCTTTAATTTATCAGACATTTACCACATACTTCCAACCTTATGTTGTGTTCTATAATGTTTGTCATATTCCCAATCCTCATCTTCGCATCCACAATATTTAGAGTTATCAGAATCAAAAATGATACCTCTTTTAGCCTCAGCACCTGGATTTTTAGAGACGAATCCTTGCCCTGCTATAAATTTAAAATCATCTTCTGGAAATGGTGCCCATCTGCCTTTACATTTAGGACAAATCATTTTAACCTCTCCTCATTATAAATTTATATATAACACGGCAGTCACTTGCTCAAAGAAGCCAGCGACCTCTATTTTGTCCATATCTCCTGATATATAATGAAGAAATCCCATACCAATGACTTCATATAATTGTAAGATAAATTTTTCAAAACCAACATCTATTACCAATAATTAATATATATAGTTGCTACTTTTATTATGTAAAAATTTATATAAAAAATAGGAATACGAGATTCCTATCTTTATGAACTTGTTGTAATTCTCTTTAGCCACTTTTCGTTAGTACTTACAAACTTTGGCGTAACCTTTACAATCTGTTCAACTTTAGAGTTAGCGAAAATACTAACATATTTAACGATAAGTTCATTTTAATTCCTCCTCTAGTATTTAAAAACAGTTACTTTCTATCTACTAACTAATATATATAGATAGAACATATTACTATAAATTTACTCATTACATTATAAATCAATAAACTTTAAACTAAAATTATATAAGGGATTATGGATGATCGAAGAGTGGATATCATTCTCTATTAAAGATGATAACTTTCAAATTAGTACTTTAGGTAATATACGAGAAGTAATTGATTTCAATAAATTTGAATATCCCAAAAAGGAGATTATAAACGATAGATGTTACGCAGTTTTTTCTACTAGAAAAATTCCAATTGTAGATAGATTAATAAGACATTTCTTACTTCTAAAAGTTTTAAACTCATACATTTATTATAAAGATAGAGATTTGTTAAATACTTCTGCAGATAATATTCTCATTTCTAGTCAGAGTATTGTGGGAAGAACTGGAAAATGTAAAGTAAGACCAATTGATAAAGCAATTGAATATAGGTTGTCAAATCTTAGTTCTCAAACACCAGCAGAACAAATAATGAAAAATATTTCAGAATATACGGGTTATAGTTATGAAAAACAGGCTGTATTTTTTAATGAATTTTCATTCTATATTTTAGATTACTATTTTCCAAAATATAAAGTTGCTATCGAAATAGATGGAAAACATCATGCAGAGAACTTGAGACAATATTTTTATGACCAAAATAGAGATCGATATCTTAAACAAAATTATGGAATTTCAGTTATTAGAATTCCGAATTTTGTAGTGTTAAATCGAGAAATTAGAGAAGAGTTAACTGAGAAAATAAAAGTTGAAATTAAAAAACAACGATTTAAAAAAAGTGACTTTTTAATTTCTAAATATATGAAAGACAAAGTTAGTTTATATAAAAATATTCTCCAAATTTTTGACAAATTCAAAGAGGAGGTTCGACCTCTAGAAGAAGTAGAACTACAAATTTATTTAAAACTTGAACAAGATATAAAAAATAAGAAGGCAAGATGGTTACCATCAAAACGTGAAGAGCAACTACTAAAGAGTATTGTCTATGGAGTTCTAAAAAATGGTAAAGTATATTGGAAGGTAAAAGAACTTACTAGTGCCTGTAATTCAATCGGGCAAGTTCAAGAATTTAATTTTAGTAATGAACAATTAATATTTTATTTAAAACATCTATCAAAATATCTTAGAAAGTTTGTTTCTATTACTACAAATTCGAAAAGGGTGACTAAAGGATCAATTTTTTACTTTAGTCTAAATTATTAACATTTAAACCGTCAATAAAAAAAGTGAGGTTTTAGACGGGGAACCTTAAAAGGAGGAATTTATCATGGTATTCAGAGACAATTTTATAGTTATTGTAAAACATAACGGTCAAATCCTTCGAGAGAGAGACAATGTCGTTATCCTACCCTTTGGGAGTCATTATTCCCTTCAATTAAAAAATCTAGAATCTAGACGAACTAACGTAAAAATAAGTATTGACGGACAAGATGTTCTAAGTAGTTCGTCTCTTATTGTGGAACCAAACTCTGATCTTGAGCTACTGGGATTTCTAGAAGGTACGACAGTTAAAAACAAATTTAAGTTTATACAAAAAACAAAAGAGATCCAAGAACATAGAGGTGATAGAATTGACGATGGTATTATCAGAGTAGAATTTGCTTTTGAAAAACAAGTAATTAGAAGAAGTATATTTCATGATCATTATGATATTTACCCCCACTGTAACAACTATCCTTACTATCCTTATTGGCCTTTTGAACCTCGTTTTACTTTTAATTCTTCTAATTTAGTTGATAGTAGAGAAGGAGCTTCCAGTGGAGCGGATGAAGTAAGAGGCTTTAATACAAGTGCGAGTTCTTTAGGATTCTCCAAGTCCCTTTACTCTCAACCAATAGTAGATGAAGGAATAACTGTAAAAGGTGAAGAAACAAGACAAGACTTTGTTTATGGGTCAATAGGAGAACTAGAATCACCTCAAGTAATAACTATCATATTAAGAGGAACAAAAAACAATAATACTGTAGTTTCAAAACCAGTTACTGTGAAAACCAAACTTACATGTCCTACTTGTGGTAAAAGATCAGTATCCAGTTCTAAGTTCTGTTCTAATTGTGGAACATTCTTAGAGTAACAAAAAAGTGTAATAAGATTGTCGAGGGATGATACACTACAGTATCATCCCTCGTTTTCAATGAATATCGCCCTTATTTTTATCTCGAACTAACTCTAATTCATATGAATGAGTCAAGTTCAGTAAGTAATGTTTCTTTTGAAAGAATGTTTCCCGCTTCCGCGTAAGTAATAATAACTCTCATAATCTTAGAGAATTTCTTATCTACCCATAATCACATATTTCTATTAGTAGACATTCCTTACAAACACATTTATAGATACAATTAGTCCTGATTCGTCGTAATCATTCCAAAGTCAACTGCAGTTTCTACAAACCTTTTGATTCTAGTTCATTTCTTCACTATTAAATCAAAAGGATCTTCATTCTTCTTCGATCTTTCTTCCACTTCTGGAATAGGCGTTAAAGACATTAGTAATCTCCGTTTAACTAACCATTTTATCAAAAAATTGGTAGTCACAATATATTTAAGGGGCTAGTTCTTTCGAATGGGTGACTACCAATTTTAAACACTTACGTTTCAACCTTAAGATCGGCGACCTCTTTCTTTATTCCCGCCAATTCAGATCGAACCTCTCGCTCTAACGAGTGGGATCCCCTCCGTTGTAACCAGTGTTTTACAGTCCAGCAGATGATTGCGAAACAAGAGAAAGCCAAAGTCTCTATTAGAAGGTCATAGATCAGACCCTGATTTAGGATCCGTTGCATAGTCGATCCGGTATTCATGCTCAATCTTGCGAGGTTAATACATACTGCTATTATACCAAAGTAGAACATCGCAGTAAATAAACCTATCCAACTGAACATCTTGAATCTTAATGGGTTAGTTATCATAGTAATATCCTCCTTCAAATATTTTTTTAAAACATTTTCAAAAGCCCCTTCTTGTTAATTAATATATATAGTAACTACGAACTAATCTGTTCTAAATTTTAGAACAAATTATAAAGTTTATCACTAACTGTTTCTCAGTAAGGAATTTAACATGGAAAAAAAAGTAGAGAACATTTTAATTCAAATAGAAGAGAAATATGGGGATCAATGTCTTTCTGATTCACAAGGAAATCTATGTTGTGGAGTAAGAAAACCTCAAGGTATTGTAGAAATATTTGAAGTTGGTGATAATGGAATTAAACGTTTAATTAGAAAGAGTAATTTAGTTGTATATGATGGAAGAGAACTAATTACTCAAAAAATATTTAATACACAAAATACAAATATAGATATTGATAAAGATGAGTTTCTTTACTGGTTTGGACTAGGTAGCGGGGGTGTTAATCCAGCAGATCCATTTGATCCATTTCCTCCAGTAAACAGCGATACCGATTTATATGAAGAAATTCCATTAAGTGCTACTGACACAACTTGTGGAGACTATCATGATGGAGCCTATTACAAACATCCATTTGATAGTATAATTTATGAACAAGATTCAGATAATGATGGTAAATGGTTAATTGCAAAAGTTGTTGTCACAATTGAAACAGACAAAGCAAATGACGAAGAGATAAGTGAGGCTGGACTTTTCACTAACTTAACTAACGCAGGTGGTGCTTCTGAACCATTCCATTTATTTGCAAGAGTTACATTCCCTACAATTTTAAAAACTGACGTAAGGAGACTTACTTTTGTTTGGTATTTATATTTCTAAACTAAACAAATCGCAAAGGATCTAAATGTAAAGATAGACTCCGACAGAAAGGTTACATAACTTTTAGAGAAACTAATAACTTAGAAAAACTAATAATTTGGGAGGAAAACAAAGATGGCAAATATTTCGCCTGGAGTCTATACTAAAATAATTGACCTCTCAACATATGTCCAAGTAGTTCCAAGTACTATTGGGTTCATATGTTCTCTTGCTAAAAAAGGTAGAGACAATGAACTACTTCTTGTTGGATCTAGAGCTGATCTGGTTAACGAATTTGGTGAACCAAATATTCAAGATTATGGAAAAAATTATGGACAAGGTCTTTATTGTTCATATAATTTTCTAGGAGAGTCTGGAAGTTTATATTTTATGAGATGTCTTTCAGATGACGCTTCCTTTGCAAATATGAGAATTGATGCTAAGATAGCCGCTGCTGACGCAACTGCGTCAATAGTTATTACTTATGTTGATTCAATAAACACATTGGCTGAGTTAAATACAAATCTTGCCAACGCTACTCCAAACTATCCTATCGCTTTCTTATATCCAATTGGACGAGGAGAATATTACAATGGAATTGGAGTTAGATTTACAGAACATTCTAATCCACTACTTAATGATGTTTATGTTATGGACATATATGAGAGACAATCAGATGGTGATGACGTAATTATCGAATCATTCGAAGTTTCATTTAATCCTAAAGCAGTTGATGACGCTGGTGAGTCTATCTTTATCGTGGATATTCTAAATACATATTCTTCAGTACTAAGAGCTGATATGACTTTGACTTCTGGATCTTATACTGGCGGTTATGAATTAGTGTCTAAAGTTTATGACAAAGATATTGGAACTGTATCAATAGTGGAAACTATTGGGTCTGCGACTATTACCGATAATAAACAAAACTTTTCTGATTGGGCAACTACTGAAGCTCCTGGTGCTACATTTGAATATGTAGTAATAGCAACTGATGGAAAAGGAAATAAAGTTTGGGGTTGGTTAGGAGATTATAGTGGTGGAGATAATGAAACAATTAATGTTTTTGACGAACGACATTCTGCTTCAGCAACACAATCTTGGAAGGGAGATATCACGTTATTTGATACTGTCGCTGGAACAGGAAACGAAATCAGTTATATAATCAAAAAAGCTAACACAAATATAGCAACTGCTTTTACTTCTAGCGAACCAGTTCCACTAAAACGTGGTTCTGATGGTTCCCTTATTGATAGTGCTGGTGATCTTGATACTGACGAAGCGGAAAATATTCTAGCGCAAGGTTATGCTGGAGCAATCGATGATCAAGTTCTTGATGATGAAAATATCTACTTTACTTTAGTTTTCGATTGTGGTTATCCAGATGAAGTTAAAAATAGCATTAGTTCATTAGTTCAAACAAGGAGAGATTGTGTTGGTATTTTGGATAACGGTGATAACTCAGTTGTTGGTGGACCAAGTAGTCCTAGTGGTGCTATTTATGAACGTTTACATAACCACACATATAATACTTTCTTACTAGCTCTTTATGAAGAGTACAATAAAGTTAATGATATATTTACTGGAAAAGATGTATGGTTTTCACCAGTTTATCATATGTCCTATATACTTCCAAGAAGCGATACTGTATCTGAACTTTGGTATGCCGCTGCAGGATTCAACAGAGCTTCTATTGACTCAATTAAAGAACTTAGGTTTAATCCAAATCTTGATCAAAGAGATACGATGTATCTAAAACAGTTGAATCCAATCGTTAAGTTCAATCCTGGATATGTAGTTTGGGGGCAACTAACCACACAAGCGAAAACTAGTGCATTACAAGATCTAAATATTGTAAGACTAGTACTGTATTGTAAACGAGCACTATCAGAATATTGTAGATACTTTATTTTCCAACAAAATGACGCCATAACATGGAATCTAGTATCTGGTGATATAGTTGAGTTCTTAGAAGCAATCAAGAAAAAAAGAGGTCTATATGATTATAGTGTTGAAGTTGGCGCTACAGATTATGAGAAGAAACGGAAAACGTTCCATGTTAACGTAATTTTGAATCCAACTAGAGTTGTTGAGAAGATCGAACTTAACTTCTTTATTAAGTAAACTAATAAAGTAGAGGAATGAGTAGTCATTTCTCTACTTTATAATCTTATTTGCTCTCATACTCCTTCTTTATATCACTAATTTTTTCCTGAAATTTTTCGTATAAAACATTTATGATACAACATGTACTTGGACTACCCTCGATTTTAACAATGACTAATCCCATTTCTTTTAACAATTAGTGAAGTGCGTAAAATTCGCCATCTTCATCTAGATGTTCGTAAACTGTGCCATTAGTTTATGAAAAAAATTTCAGATAACTTTTCAATGTTAACTTCACAATCGTACATATTCGTTATTATTCCAACTTATTCCCTTATTGAAAAATAGTGTTTCAAATTCTAAAGAAAGTGGTATCGTCACTAGATAATTAGTTGACGAACTGTTAGTATCAAAGTCACTTTTTATCTTCATATTAGTATCTAATGTTTATTTATACAAATATTTGGAAGTTTCCTAAATATATCACCATGCTCCATATCAGAAGATATTTCTCCGTCTTCATCAGCATAAGTAAAGAAGTAGATTACTCGACCTATATTATTTTTTATAAAATTTATGGCGATTTGTTCTGCTTTTTCCATACGTTCTTTCTTAACTATCTTACTAGCCTGTTGTGTAGTCAAACCACTCTTAACGAGATGGTCATATTCCCTCCAACTTATGTCTTCTGGAAAAGTTCCTGTTTTTAGTTCTACAACAATTCGATTAGTTATTCCTTTAAGCACTGGATCTAAATCAAAGTCAAAATTACCTTCTTTTAGAACTAAAGGTTCTTGATTAAGTATATCACCTAGAACTATTTTTGCATGGTCGGTACACGTTAAATGTTTCTTAACGTCATCAAACGTTTCTACTATTTTATCCCAAGCTACTATAAAGCTAGAAGAACTCGAGTTTGTAACGAAATCAGACTTTGTTTTCAATGTATTACTCCTTAACACGTTCTAGTTCCAAAATATAACTTATATTTTCTAGATCCAAAAATAGTTTCAAGATCTTGTTTTACGTTATTAATTATTTCTATGTTTTCTTCACTAAAATCCTCAACATCGCAATCATATACAAAAATTGGAGCCCCCACTAGAATAGTATGATCATTTGGTGCTCCTGCTTCGGTTCCGATAAGAAAGTATCTTTCGATAAATTTCTCTTGTAACTTATCTATTTCTTCATCATTTTTATCCTGGAAAACTAACCTCAGTATTTTATTAAATGGTATTTTATATACATCTTTTTTAGTTTTAATTTTAAAACCCAACATTACAAAATTACAACTTGAGCTATTTGTTACGAAGTCTGTTTTTATCTTCATTTTTATTCCTTCTTTCTTTTCTCCTCTTTTTCTCTTTCTTTCTCTAGTTGTTCTATTTCTATATCAAATAATTCCTCTCTTTCTTTATTAAACTTTGCTCTTGTCTTGATCTTAAAGTCAGTTAAGTCTAAGAACAACTCTTCTTTATCATACTCTATATAATCATAATATTCTTCTTCACCGACATAACGTTCTATCTCTAATCCATTACTTATCCAGTCCTCATTATTACATGTATCTACTCGAACTCTTCGTCCTCTAGCAACATCAATCCAATCTCCACCATAAATAAAAGTTTCATAATTACAAGTCCATGGAATAATAATATTTCCATCAAAATTTGGATTATCTTTTAACCACTTTCGAACTTCTTCTTCGCAGGGGTGTGATTCATCTTGTGAAGAATCTTTCCAATTTTTAAAAAATATATCCAACATCTTTTTAGCTGTATTAATGGGGTTTTTATATCTTACAATATAAGCAGCACTAGAACTATTAGTTATAAAATCTGTTCGAACCTTCATAATCCTCCTAAATCTCACTAAAAACTAAAATAGATATTTATTTACAGTGGTTACTAAACATTAAGTAACCACCTAACTTTTAGCCACAATCTAATTTTAGTATCTCTACGTCGTTCTGTCTCACTACACCTAGTACAGAACTTTCGTAGAAGACCTCTTCCAATTCCACCTATATTGTAGTCTAACTAAATAGTATTTTCCACAACTTGGGCAAACTGCTTTTACTCAATAGATACTCATTCTTCTCCTTCTGTTATTTGTGATCTGCTCATTATCAAACAAAGAAGAAGAAAAATACTTACAGCCAAATTAGTTGCTGACGAAAAATATATTGCAATACAAAAGTTAAAGAAGAACAAAAACCACACGAATCTTCTAACAGCTTGTTTTATATAATCATTATCATTCATAATTCCCATCTCCTATCCTAAAATTCGTAAGGACATATATCCGAATATTTTCTTAATTGTCGTCTACATATAATAAATGGAGACGAGTTATTCCATACTTCTTCGATTGACTTATCTCTTATAGAAGTTCCATATTTCTCATGATCAGCGAAAGAACATGGAACTAATTTCATGTCTGGAGTAACATAAACTGACATTCTTCCAGATTCACAAGTATCAATTGACATCTTTTGAAGAGGAGAAAACTTAACAAACTTTTTTGTTTTGTTTACCATACAACTATCAAGCCCAACTTTAAATTTACACTTCGGTTTTCGAAGTAAATTACTAAATTGGAGTAACTGACTCGTTTTTGGAATCCAATGTAAAAGATTCTTAGCTCTACCTTGTGGTTTAAATAAAAGAAAAATAACTGCATTGAGTCTTTCTAGATCTACTTTTTTATCCCACACATCAAATCCTTGTAATATGTTGATGGATCTTTCTGCAGATATTCTTGTAAATACAAGATGTATATTAGTTTTGATTCCAACATCCATAAACATATTTAATGCTTGATACGTGAAATCTTTCTGATAATCAGAAACTGCTACAGCACCACATAGTTTCGAAACTTCTACCTGAAAGTCTGTTAACCCAATTCCACTTGTTGTATAGTTTGGAACTACATTGTTTTCCCTTGCATACTCAATTATCTCTTTAAAGTTTTCATGTAAGTTTGGATCACCCCGTCCTCCAAGAGCTATTTGATTTGTATATTGTTTACACTCGTCAACAATTCGTTTGAAATCTTCAAGTTTCATATTGGGTTCTTGAACATCGCCCTGATAACAGAATTCACATCTGTTCTTACAATGCCCCATTATCCCACAATCGATCATCGATGGCATAACAAGAGAAAATGGGTCTGGATAACCATTAATACCACGAAGTATTTCAAAACCTGTTTTTGTGTTAAATAACAATTCATAATAGTCATTTTTAAAATGTTTATCGAAATAACCAAGTATCTCTATTTTAGTATCTTCATCTCTTAATGTTCTAAATTCCATATTGGACTTACTGTTGGTTTCCATCTTTTTTACCAAACCTAGTATAAACTACACCGTCAAATTGTTCTAGCATGTTTAATATCCTTTTTGATATCTAAAATTAATGGAGCAATTTTATGTAAAAGACTCTTGGTCTTCTGGTATCGAAATTTCCCATTCTTTCTCACTAATAACTTCATTAGAACTTAAGATGATAAACTTGTTCTCTTCATTTGGATCATAATCGTTCTGTATAATTAACAATGTTTCATAAAATGTTTTTCTAAGAACTTGTCGTAAACAATTTCCTCGATATCTATTATGAAAATCACTCCAACTAAAACCGTTATTATATAATATTCCTTCAATCTTGTCTGCGTTCTCAATATCTTGTTTTACTATATCATTAAGATCAGCGAAGCTTCGAAGTAATAGTTCTAAGATTGATTTCCATTTTTTCCAATTTCTTTTAAAACTTTACGTCGATTTTCTTCGCAGTGTACATTACATATAACTTCTCGCCACTTTTCTTTTGGAACTAGAATAAATGTGTCTACTAAATTCTCCATTCAAACCTCCATTCCGTCAAATCCTTCTGGATAATGAAATGCTTTTCCCTCTTCCATTTGTTCATGCATATCTATATTAAGATCGTAAACTTCTATTATTTTAATCGCACTATGTGACTTGGAATGCTTCTCAAACTCCTGTTTGAAGCATTCCAAGTCACTAGTAAAAATAGGATAATCATACCAATCAATTCGATCACAAAGAACTATCATATGATCTTTTTTCTGTTCCGTTCCTTCTTTTGAACCACGAAATTAGATCTTGTTTAATTACCATGTTCATATTTTCTCCTGTTCAACTTGTAGTAACTAACTTCTATTTTCTCTTATCATGATTACTACAAGTTGAACCATTAATGATTAAGTAATTGTTTAAATACCAGTGTATCTCCTCAAAGTTTGATCTTCGATCTCAGTCTAACTCTTCGTCGAATAAACCATACAATTGGAAAAATAATACCACCAACAAAGATTATAATACCAATTATAAAATCCGCTGCCACTATATATTTATAAGTTTTAAGTTTCATTATAAAAAAGTGAATAGCAGAGATAAAACCAATAAATAACCATTCTATTATTATTAATTGTAAGATTGTCATTTATCTATCTCCTTAGTTAAGTAGTTCTCTACTATTATTATACACATCTCATCCAATAACTTTTCATTTGGTCTATCAGGTAAAGGACTAAATTCTTTAAGTTCCTTTAGTTGATTTGTCCGATCATTCATTAATGTTACTAGTTCGTCATAAGAAACATTTCCCGCCAAGATCCATTTTAACATATCCAAATCTGGTCTGGGAAAAGTAATATATCTGTTTAATAATATTTCTTCTCCCTCTGTTAATAAACGATATAAATTTACAGCATGCTTTAAATCATAACCAAATTTCTCTTCTAATTTCGCCCTAGTAGGATTCCTATTTTTCTTCCAATTTTGATATGATTTCCATTCTCTCATTGCATTCATATATGATTTTTCTCTATCAAGAGCTTCAATAAAGTTATCACTCACAGGTATTACACTTTTTATAGCTTCGTAATCAGGTTCCATTAAGTTTTGAGTTAGACTAATAAAAGAAACATATTCTTCCATCAATTTCAATTGTTCATTTAACTCATGAAACTTTCCGATCTGCTGTAGGTATAAAGATAACAACTTATTAAAAGCTCCAATCTGGTCTTTTGAAATTAAAGAATGATTACTAGGGAGACCATACTTCTTTCTTGTTGGAAATTCTTTTGGTGGATTTAAAAGCCAACCTCTGTGACGATTGATACGTTTTAGTTGTTCATTAGCATAACCAATAAATGTGTTAACACATAGTTTAGAAACAATACTGTCTCTAGCAGAAACTATTTCAATCCACATTTTTGACTGTACTTTCCATAGTTTTTCTGGAATAAATAGAAACTCAAGAATCATAGGATTATTAGCTAGTAACATTTTCATAAAACTACAAATGTCATAATAAACTTTATCATTCTCCCTGTCTTCATAGTCTTTTAAATGAATAACATTTAAAAAACCATAAAAATATTCTTTACTTGGTATGAAAACTCCTCTTACATCAATGTCTGACTCTTCCGTATTAGTTCCATATAAATTACTTCCTGTTATGGCTTCGAAAATTAATTTAAAGTTATATGGTATCATTTTTTCCTTCTTCTTTAAAACGCTCTCTCATTCCTATAAGCATTTCAGTTGCTATACTCATAGAAACTTTCGGATAAGTTGCCAGGATATAACGAAACATCAAACCGTCTAAAACTAACGAACTAAAGAACTTCTTTTCAAATTCCCACTGACTTAAATTTTCTTCCGTACAAATTTCTTTAATTCTTCTAGTTATTTCTTGAGGAATTTCTAAAGAAACTGGAGAATCTTCTTTTTCACCTTCCCATAATCTAAATCCGGATGGGATTGAAAGAATTGACACCATAGTTTTAATGTGTATGTTAAGTAATTCATCATCAATTTCAAACGGGTTCTTAATATCATAAAAGTCCATTTCTATACTCCTCCGTTAATTTAGTTAGAACTTCTTTAGTATTCAACTCTGGTTTATCTAGAACTTTCTCCAAGAGAAAATTAAGAATTTTTCCAATTATAGGACCAGGGTTGAAACCAGTTATTTCCATTACTTCACTTCCATTTAATGCTAAATCATTGAGTCTATTTGGTGATTTCTCACTAATAATTTTTTGTATAAACTCTAGTAACGTTTTAACTTCACTAACGCTATATAGCGACTGTTTTAGATTTCCATGTTTGTCAGCAACTATCAACCTTACTAAATCTTTGTAATCTATTCCAGCTTCATGTAGTTCCTTTAGTACTCGTCGAAGCGCTTTTGGATAACCAGGACTTATTTTTCGCATATGTAGGAACACTAACTTTGAAATATAATCTATCTCTTTATTTGAGAACTTCAAAGTAGTTAGTTCATTTCTTATTAAATCAACTCCAATATTAACATGACCAACAAATGTTAAGTCATCTGTTCTTGGATTTATCTTACACGCATCAGGTTTTCCTACATCATGTAGATAAGTTGCTAACTTTAGTAGAGGATACCTTGTTGAAATACAGTCACCACATAACATACTATGTTCAAAAACATCTTCACAATGATGTGGTCCGTGTGGATGTCCAACACAATCTTCTAGTGATGGAAAAATATATATTAAAGCGCCAATTTGATGAAGAGTTCTAAAAAACTTTGAAGCCTTTTTTATCTTCATAGCTTTAATAATTTCAAGACGAATTCTTTCTGGAGAAATAAGAGTTTCTACATAGTCAGCGTATTTTCTGAGAGCATTCCATGTATCCTTCTCAATTATACCGTCCAATTTTGCATCAAACCTACAAGCTCTTATTATCCGGTTTGGATCTTCAAAAATTCTCTTTTGCGGTTCTCCAACAAACTTTATTACTTTATGTTGAAGGTCTTCTGACCCACCAAATGGATCGATTAACTTGTAATTTTTCACATCGAAAGCCATTGCATTAATTGTAAAGTCTCTTCTAGATAAATCTTCTTCCAAAGTTCCAGCATAAGCAATTTCTACATTTTTATCACTAAATCCCCCATACTTATCAATTCTATAAGTAGCTACTTCTACACCATCTACTAATATAACTCCAAAATTTTTTCCAACTGTTTTTACAGTTCTATCTTGGAATATATATTCAATTTCATTTGGTTTAGCAGAAGTTACTATATCAATATCATGAGGTTCTTCACCTAAAAGATAATCTCTAACTGTTCCTCCAACTAGATAGGCTTCATAACTATAAGAATGTAGTCGTTCAATTATTGGATGTGATTTCATTATTATCTCCAAACTTTATATAGCATAAATTTTTTTCCCAAGTGAATCTTTTTTTATATAAACAACCTCCAACTAATTAGATTATTAGATAGTAATATATATAGTAAAATGCGAACTAAACTGTTAGTATCTTTAGAACAAAATATAAATTAATACGTTGTTGGTATCAGGCTATGAATCTAAAAAAATATTTAGAGTGGTTACATAAAGACGAATCTATATTTCCTATTGATTCATTCGAGAAAAAGAATGTTTTGCGACCTGTTTATCCTGAACAAACTAGTCCTTCTATTAAGAACAAACGAATAATGATAGATTTTGACGGTACTATTAGTAATTATAAACATGGTTGGATGAACGGAAAGTTAGTGGACGAACCAAATCTTGGTTCTAAAGAAGCAATAGATGAATTACATAATAAAGGATATGAAATAGTTATATTTACTACTAGAGCGTCTACTTCACAAAATGGTCCGCCTGCTTCCAGACTAGTAGAAGATTTAGAAGACTACTTGCAAATACGTAACATTTATTACGATTTTATTACTGCTGAAAAGTTATCAGCAGTCGCCTATATTGATGATAGAGCGATTCGGTTTAAAAACTGGAAGCAAGTTTTAGAAGACTTTAGTAAAATAGAGGATTAATCCTTAGAGGAGGATAAGTAAGATGAAGTATTCATTTGCCGAACTTGGTCAAAATATAATTTCTAGAAGGTTTGGAGGAACTACTGTTGGAGTTGCTGACCCCTATATTACAGGTTATCATTTCATATGGTTTTCAAAACTACCTCCAAAACTAGTCAATTATACTAAACAAGGTATCTCAGGAATTTCTAGCACTTCAGAGATCCAAAACATTCTAGCAGCTTCATGCCTATCTGTTACTCCTCCTGGAGGAACATTGGGTAAAATTGAATACACCGGTTTAGGAGGAACAAAGTGGGGAGTTCCATCAAATATTGACTATGGAAATACAGTTACGATAAAATTCTTAGAGTTCAACAAAACACCAATCCTTGATATTATGCATAGTTGGGTAAAAATGATTCGTGACTATAGAACAGGTATTAGTGATATATTAGAAGATGGTGACCAAGGTGAAGGTTATACTAAAAAAACTTATGCAGCGTTGATGTATTATTGGACAACTGCTCCAGATGGAAAAACAGTTGAATACTACGCAGCTTATGATGGAATGTTTCCTGCGAAAGATCCACAAGACTTATTTACAAGTGACGTAGAAACTGTTGGAAGACTTGATGTAGAAATTGAATTTAACGTTGATTATGCATGGCATGAACCATGGGTAAAAGCTAAATGTGATTCGTTTACATCTACATTTATGGCAGCGAAAGAAGTAGTTAAGAGATACGGTGAAAGAGAACAATAATCTGTAATCAATGAATCAAAATAAAGCTGACATTATGGAAAGAAATAAAATGTCGATTATACAAAAGTACTTAGAAAGTTTACATATATCTGAGATCTCACAATACACGATATCATTAGGAACAGGTGGTTGGCCTGCGTGGCAAAGAATTCTATTAGACATCACAACTACTGCTGAAGGTTGTATGAGATTAAGAACACCAGTTGAAAGAAAAATATGTAAGTATCGAGTAAAAGTAACAGAAGCAAGAAGAAAAATCGCTTTCTTAAATACAGTTGATTGCAGACTAGCTAAACAACCAGAATCATGTGAAAAACAAATAGATGAACAAATCAATAAAATGCAGATGTCTTTAAGGGACAATTCTGATAAAATCGCACAGTTAGTTAGAACCAGATAAAAGTTTAGGAGGAAAAGATAATGGTAGATAGTAAAAAATTAAAGATCTTAGCAGGCGGAGTTGTAGTTGGATCTAAATTAAGTAAAGCAAGTAAGTTACAATTACTTAATTTTATACAAAAAGAAGCTACTAACGCTCAAATTAAAGCATTATTGTTAGACGGAAGTATAGTTCAATTAGATAAACAAGCAGAGCAAATAGTCAATGAAAGGTTTTCAAATTCCCGATTTGGAAAAGCCTCTATCGAAGTTCTTCAAAGAAAAATTGATACTATTAACTACTAAAAGACTTTAGGAGATTGTAAACAATCTAAAGACTTACAAAAAAGGACAAGAACGAATAATCAAAATGATCAATCAACTAGAAGAAGAGATGAGAGGCAAACAGTATAAACATATTATGACTTCCAACTATTATAATTAAGAAGTCAACAAAAAATAAAACAAGAACTTATGAAAATCGTAAGTTAAAAATCAAAATGAATAACCTGAAATCTCAATTACGAAATATAAAACTAACATTAGAAAGAGAAAAGAAAGGAGATAATCATGACGTTTACAGGTTTCAATTTGAAGTTTCCAGAATATGAAGTAATTACACCTCAAACACATCAATCATTTACAGTACGGTCATTAAACGTTCAGGAAGAAGAACAAATGAAAGGAAGTTTAATGACACCAACCAAAATAACTGAACATCTCAATAAGTGTATTTTTGACGCAATAGCGAAGAAACCTGATACAATTAAAGATTACGACGCCTTTTTAAGGAATATAACAATAAAAGATAGAGATGCTTTGTTGTACGGACTTTATCATATAACATATGAAGAAATAAGAAATTATCAAGTAAGATGTGGTAAATGTCGTATTGAATATCCAATAACAGTTAAAGCTTCAAGTACATTTAATTTTATGTCTTATCCAGGAAAAGATATACTTACTAAAAAATTCAAAACAAATTTACCTGTTTCTAAAACAGTTAGTGTTATTATAAAACAACCAAGTCTTCTTGATGAAATCTTCGCTATGAAGGAGTTATTAAATACTCCCGGTTCTAATATTGATACAATTACAGAAACTCTAATCATCGACAGTTTCGAACAAGATATTCAAGACCAAACAGAACCAATAGTATATAAAGATCGACAAGATATAATTGACGCTTATAGGTCACTTCCTGCGAAAGACAAAAGAAAGATTCATGAAGATTATATGGAAAATTTTGGGAAGTACGGAATAGAGTTAAAAATGAAAAGTTTTTGTCCATCTTGTGGAGCAGAAGAAACCTTAGATATTGATCTAGTGGAAAACTTTTTTCGTATGGTGTACACATCATAATCACATTATAGATTTTAAGAAAACAAATTCTGAAGATATTTTTATGTGTATGGAAATGAGTAGGCAGTCATACATAGAAACTATCATGATGCCAGTTAAAAGATTTCAAGATTATTTAAAATGGAAATCAGAACTCGAAGAAGAGAGGAGAAAAATGATACGAGAAGAAAGTAGTAAATAAAAAATAAAAGGATAATTTCATGGCAAACTTACTTGACAGATTTAATAAAGAAGTAGTTGGATCAAAAGGAAGAATAGCTGACTACTTATCAAAAATCTCATCAAAAGGAGATTTTGAAAGAGCTACTAATATAAATGTAATACTTGCATCATGGAATAACATACTGCTTACTCCTAAAAGAAGTTACGTATGGGACCCCGAATATGGTAGTGACTTATATAAAATGGTATTCGAACCAGCAGATGCAGAAACTTCTAATATGATTAGAGATGAAGTCATAAATAGTCTTCAAGAATACGATGATAGAGCTGAAATCACTGGAGTTGATGTAACGTTTTTATCAAATTTAAAGGGTTTCAATATAACAGTAAATGTAAATTACTTAGGTGAGAAATCAGACCTTACTTTAACAATAGATGAAAATACGTTCTTTAACTTTATGGAGAGTAATGAACAATGAGACTCTATCTCGTTGCGTTAAAAACCCTTAAAGGACGGTTCTCACCAAAGTGGACTGGAAGTTACATTCCATTATTACTAACTCCACTAACAAATACATATGGCGCTCTGTTTATTATTGGAGCAGAATCAATGACAGAAGAAAATGTATACTACTGTCCTAGAACAGCTAGTTTTCTTACTTCAGAAATTGAGCAACGTGTACAAAAGGAACTAGAATATAATAAAGAACAGAAAAAAACTGAATGGTTAATAGTTGAATCTCTAGAATGTTCAGCTAAGAAAGTAGGTACAAGTTTTGTAGTAACTCCTAAAAAAGTTGGTAAATACATAGAGTCAGAACTTTTGTTAGAGTTTAATCCTGAACAAAGTAATAAAGATGTTAAAACCTATAAACTAACTGGAGATATTAATGTTAATATTGAAGTGTCAGACTTAATTACAATGAAAACAACTTTATTTAAGAAAATGGCGTTCTATAAAGGTTTGAAGAAATTACGAGGAACTTAAATGCAAAGATATACCCGACTATATGATTATATTCATGAATATCAACATCTAGTTTACGACTACTATAGTAAACATGGAATTGCGTTTCTAACTACTTACTACAATATAAATACTAAAGTTACTGTATGGGAAAATGAAGATTTAATGGGAGGAGCCTATGAAGAAGTAGGAGATCTAACAGGAATAAAGTTTAATAAAATACTACTGTTACCTGTTTATTTCATTGAAGAAATAACTACACCTTTCGATGCACAAGATATAGGATATATCAAAGAGAACGAAACAAACATTGTAATACCATATAGTTATGGAATAACTCCATATCCTAGAGATTTAGTTAAATTAGAACAAGAATATCTAAGACCTACAAACGATACTTATCCAACTTTTGTAATTACAGGTGCAGAAATTTCTACAAATACAGATAAAAGATTTTGGAAATTAAAGTTAGAAATTTTTCAAAGCAAAACTACTACTCAAATCGAGCAACAAGTAGAAGAAACACAGGTATTTTTTGACTACGACAAAAAAATACATACATTAGCTGACTCTGAATCTCTAACCAAACTTCTTACTAAAAATGAGACTCTTAGAGGAACATTAAAAAATCTGTATGATGAAAACTCAGGTTTCTATCTTTGTTAGAAAATATAATGTTATATGAATCAGGTTATGGGAGAAAAGCAAAATATCAGCTTAAAAATGGAAAATGATACTGTTCAAAAAGTAGAAATTCTTTGTCCAACAGTTAGAAGAGAATGAACAGAAAGAATATAATATTTCAAAACTAAGGGGAATATGAAACTTTAATAGTTTGGAACATGAGATACAAAACGTCTCATAAATAAAGTTCTTAAGTTTAGTGAGGATAAAATATGACTCAGTCAATTTCAACTCAGATTCATTTATCTAGAGATGCAATAAGACAACAAATAACTGACCATGTAAAAACATATCTTGAGTTAGAAAATGTAGATCTTACAAAGTCGTCCTTTCTTTCTTTCTTAATAAATATCATTTCTACTCTTACAGGAAATTTGATGTTTTATCAAATCTCTACATACAAGGAATTTTTCTTAACAAAAGCACAATTACCAGAGTCAATTTTAAACCTTTCTGCTTTTCTTGGATACTCATCTCAAGATGCATCTTACGCTTCTGCAAATATCTTAATAAAAGTTCCTCTTACATTTCAAGTTTCTCCAGCAACTTTCACGATACCAGAAGAGTTTAAGTTTTATGCTAACGATATAGACTTTATTACACACTATACAGTTACAGTTACAGTTATTAACAATACTTCTGTAACAATAGTTCTGTCCGAGGGAAGTAAAAGATATAACGTCCCTTTTTCTATTACAAATAACGTACTTTCCTTTGTACTTCCACTAAAACAATATAAAGTTACAGAACAAGAATTTCAGATTGATGAAGATACTCCACTTTTTCAGTTCGTAACTCTTGATGTTCCAATCTCTGGTAAAGTTGCAGAAATGATAGTTGAAATAAAAAATCCAGGCGACTCATCATTCACAACATGGACAGAGTTTAACAGCATTTATTTAATGTCATCCACTGATAAAGGTTATGTTTCTAGAAGAACAGACGAAGGACAAAAACTTTATTTTGGAAATAGTCTGATTGGAGTTCAACCAGTACCAGGAGCTACTATACGAGTAACCGTTAAAGAAACTGAAGGTGCGGACGGGAATGCAATAGCCGGTTCTATAAAAACTGGTGGTAGAATATATACATCTACTGGTACTACTACACAGATAGTAAACTATACAGTTACAAATCCATCTCCAGCTACCAACGGAAAAGATGAAGAATCAATGGAAGATATCAGGAAAAACGCTATTGCAAGTCTAACTGCCCTTGGAAGACTAGTAAGTGAAAGTGACTACAAAAATATTGATGTTGTAATACCGACTTCGCCATTAGCAGCGAACTCTCTACCAGTTTTAAAAAGATCTGACGTTAAAGTCAATGAAATAGAAATTTTTACTACTTTGCTTTTTGGTACTGGGGTTACTACAATAGAAAACTTAGTACCATCAAGAAATGTAAAGTATACAGTTCCAATTACAACAACCTTCATACCCAGAGAAACAATAATAACTCTTAATGGAGTAAACTATATAACTCTGTTTGATATGACTATAGATTTACTAAACTCTGTAGCAAACTATAACTACACAGTATATTCTACATATCAAACTCCAATTCTTGTAACTAGTTACAATTCTTCTTACGATTTGGTTTCAGATAATTTAACAGTTTCAAAGGTTGGAAATACTGCTGTTTTTGAATTGCATTATACTTCAACTGAGTCAGACTATGATCTTACTACTTGTGAGATGGAAGTAGAATCTACTAGTATGAAATATAGTATGGTAAACGATACAACTTCACATAATTTCGTACTAATTATCAACCCCTACACATCTGTTCCAGAAAATAATCAAACTTACTATTTTACAATCAGTGATATAACTGACTCCCTAATTGCGAAATATTCCGGATCACTAGTTTTTAGAAAAAACTTAACTGATTTTATGAGATCAAATACAGTTTCTGATTCTACTAATACAACAGTTTATGACATTCCAGTAGTAAAAAATAGTTGGTATAATGGAATAACAAAAGAAGACTTTGAAAACCAAGTTCTCCAAATAATGATGACTTCTATGGATTTTGTTGGTTATAAAATGTTAACAGACTTTGCTAACGTTAAATTATGTAATACTACTGGAACCATGGAAAATATGAAACTAAATCCAGTTACTAAAAGGGCTGCGCTAGATATTCTATCTACACCACCAGTTAGTCCATCTTTAAACGATAGATATATAGTTGCTCCGTATCGACCTGCAGGAGCTTGGGTTGATCATGGTAATGAAATAGCTTATTGTGTAGATACTACTTCAGTTACTTGGATGTATATTGAAGCAGTAACTGATGATATTCTTTTCGTAGGTAGTACAAAATATATATATTCAGGTAGAGGTTGGTTACCAATTCCAGATTACCAAATGCCTCTAGAGATAGAAGTAGAAGTTTTTAAAGATGAGGGCTATTCTGGAACTTATAACGACCTTGTAAACGCCGTTAGAGATGCAATTGTAACTGAGTTTAACGATAGGTTTGGTCCAAACGTAGAGATCTATAGATCAGAAATCGATGAAACTGTCCAAAACATAGAGGGAGTCGACCACTGTAGAATAGTAAAACCAGAGTCAAGTATATTCTATAGTTTTAGGTTAGACAAGTTAACAGAAGACGAACTGTTAGAATACGGTCCTGAATATGTTTATTTTACAGAAGATAGTATTACAGTAAGGATCTTATAGTGAAAGAATTACTTTTAAAGTCTAAAATTGATAAGTCGAATTTAAAACGTATTTTAACTAAGGTAGCTGCTACGAACTTATCCAGACTTTCTGAACCATGTTTTTATCCTGCTGTAAGGAAAAACTTTCATGAATTCCTTCGACTTTGTAATCTAACTGAGAAAGATACTAAAGAATTTACAAAAAGACGTTGGGGAAATAGAAAAGAATCTAGATTCAAAGTTCATATGGATTCAAAAACTAACTTCTATATTTTTTTAATGCAATATTTTCTTTTAGAAAGAGATCAACCATCTTTTCAAACAATGATGGTATTCTTCATAATACGATATTATGCAAATCTTATGTTTAAACAAATCCAATTTTGTAATCCCTCTCTATTTAGGTATGCTCTAGAACATCTAACAAAAACACATTTATTTTCACGAGAAAGAACAATACCTAATGCGTTATATTATCTTTCTAATGAAATGATAAAGAAATATCAAAGAAGTTTAAGAGAAGACAACTTAGACGAGATTTCAAAATTTATTCAAGAAAGTAGAACAAGAATAAGTCAAAGTGTGAAGAGTTTTGCAGAAACATATTACAAAGCTAGTAAAGAAGGATCTGGAATAACAACTTTACCTGAACCTCCAGAAACAGAAGAAGATACTTATCAATATCAAGTTATAGAAAAAAGCACTAGATCAGTAGATGAAGTTACAAGGAAAATAACAATCTATAAATATATTGATAAGAACGCAAAAGAAGAATCGAAGAAACTAACTAGAGTTAGTTATGAACTAGTGGAATTAATTTCTTCTGGAATTACAAACACAAAGTACTCAGATGACGTTAGAATTATTCTACAGTTATTCGTTAAAGACCTAAAAAATGTGAACGTAATTTGTGGGAAAACTTACTACGAGTATGTGAGACGACTAATGGCTATAAAAAGAACTAAGTCTACTGTATACTTTAAACAACGTATTAATATTTTATTAATAAAAGTTCTAGAAGATATTAAGTTCAAAAAGAGGTTCGAATTACTCACAAGCCAAACAAAATCTTTGATAAATCTATTCCTGGCTTATTACCTCACCATGACTCTCAGAAATACAATCTGTTAACTTACCACCATACTAAATCGTCGTAACTACCTTTGTCTTCATTACTCACTCGATTGGGTATTAATGTAGGAGGTCTTGACGCAGATACCCTTCTTCTTCCAAGTTGATTATTTATTAGTTGTGATTCCTCACTTGTAATTCCAGAAACTTCCGTAGACTCTGGTTTTACATATCCAACTATTTTTTCAGTTGTAGAATAAAAATCTTTAATAGGTGGTAACGTGTCTTTCATCGCTTTTAGATATGAGTATAAAGTTGGTCTATTTGGTTGTTTAGAACCTGCTAATATACTATTGAATAAACTTCCAAAATCTATTCTTACATCAACTATACCTAGTGCTTGATTAAAAGAAATCTGTTGTTGATCACCGCCTTTTATCACTGTTAGATTCGTAATCATCGCAGGATCTAAATTATAAATTCCAGGGGCTTTTATTTTTTGAAAAAATGGCCAACTATATGTGTTCCCTTCTTTTGTCCTTGGAAGTGCTAAACAAAGAAGAACAGCTAGTGGTCCGACTATATACCTTTCTGTATATTCTTTACTGCCTGGTTTTGGATTGTATAGTCTAACAGTCATTGTATAAGACGGTGAGAAACCGCTATTTCTCCAAAGTTGCGGAAAATCAACTCTAGCACCAGCCAACATAGCACCAACTGTTTTAGCACCTCCAAATTTTGATTCGATAGTGTGTAAGGCAGTTTCAATTTTTCCCCCCATTGCTCCTGCTGCTTCAAGCATTGAACCAAATGTTCCACCTCCAGCCTTTCCAAACCCTTTTACCATTTCAGAAAGTTTTCCTACTCCTGCTGAAGCAGATTCAGTTCCAGTAGCTTGCATTATATCTCTTACTCCTTGAGAAGCTATATCTGTAAATTTTTGTAGAAAGGATTCTCCATATTCATTAGTAAAAGAGTCTGTTGGAAAACTGTCAGCTAGAAAAGCTACGTTGACTGATTTTTCCGTTCTATCAAACCCAACAGAATTTAATAATTCTCTATATATAGCAGGAGCTGGACTTACTTTAAAAACAGTCATTCCTTTTGTAATATTTGGTAATCCTGGTGTTATTTCTGCAATTGGCATAGACTTTTCAATTACATGACTACTTACATAGTTGCCTGGTGGTAATCCTATGATCCCATCAATTTTTATCATCTTGTTTGCCTCCAAATTATTGAGTCTCACATCTCATCACTTGTGACATATCTATACTTTCGCCAAAAGATTCATTTCCCATTTGAGGTACCGTTACATTAGAGTTAGCTGAGTTTGACAAAGCCAAATTTATAGTTGAAGAAGCTATTTTGCCCACCATTTCTCCAGTTTCTTTCGCTCCTTCCGTAATCTTCTTACCTATTCTTTCTGTTAACATCTTTTCACCAGCCATATCGATTTCTGTCTCACGCCGTAGATACTCAGCTTTAGGAACAGTTATGCCTTTTCTTTTTTCTTCAGCTCTTCCAGCATAATATTTAGATACAAAATCTATGTCAGATTGTCTTAATCCTCTCTCTTTCCCATGTTTTTGTACAGTTTCTTCAAAAGTTAGTTTTTCTTCTGCTCCAAGTTTAAGACTTTTTTCCTTACCATGTTCTCTCATGTAATTATAAAATGATCTTTCTCGTCCTATTCCATATACTTCTGGACTTTCAAAGAGTTTTTTCTTTCTAAAACCTCCTTTTGCGATCCACTCAGCTCTTAATTGATTTACTTGATCAGCTCCAAATACAAGATAATCCTCTAAATTTTCATCCATAAATTTCTCTTGAGCACCTTGAATTAAAGCAAGACTCGTTGCCCCCCATTTTCCATACGCTTCCTGTCGTTCTCCTTTTTTAAAAACTTTCGTCATACCTGTTTTCAGCCCTATCTCTTCTTTACCTCTTTTTTGTTCTTCAGGGGTTTTTCCTTCTGTTGCTTTTCTTCTAGCTTCTTCAACTGATCTCATAGCTGAGTCTGTATACTCTTTAGTCTTCTTATCCAACGCTTCATACCATTTATTAACAAGTGGATTTATTAGATACTTGTTAATAAGAGTTCCAACTGCAGCACCAAATGCTCCAGCTAAAGCTACTGCCATTATAGGTCCCAAGAACGGACCAATTGCAGACGCCAATCCCTTTCCTAGTGACATTAATACACGCAAACCACCTTTAAGAAACATCCCAGCAAGAGAAGATATTTTTGAAGTGAATGGAGATATAAAATTCTTAATCATCATAAGACCCATCATAATATACTTCCAAACCGAACCACCTAGTTTTCTTAACCGACTTCTCATTCCTCCAATTCCACTGCTTACTTCATAAACTCCTTTTCTAGTCTTCTTCATTTCAAGAGCTTGTTCTTTAGACACTTCGAGGGACTTTTTTTCTATTCGAGGAAAAAAGCTTTTAAAAAATTCAAGCTGTTCTGTCGTTTTAACTGAAGCGTCAGCAATGATATCTATTGCTGCCCGCCCTGGTGCTACTACTTCTTTTTTCTTTCTAAAAAGACCTAAGATACCTTTTCTTTCTCGTGTTAACATTTCTGCTTGTTCTTTTGAAAAAAGCATTTGTTTTTCACCAAGTTTCTTTACAGCAAATTCAAATGGTATAGCAGCCCCTTTTAACATCTTTCTAGCAACTCGCCACGTTGGTGATTTCAGTTCTTTTGCTTCACCTGCCTGAAATTCAAGAAGTTGTTTCATGTAAGAGTTTAATTGGTCAAGTTTAAACATTCCTTCTGTAAATATTAATCCTAAAATGCCAGTCATTCTTTCATAAGCGCTTGCAGACTTTGTAGCTTTTCGAAGCATACTTATATACTTACCACGAGCGGCAAAAAGGAATCTAAAAGGAAAAGCAAATGCTTTTGTAAGTTGAGTAGTTAACATTATCAAAGTTCTAAAAACAGGATGAAGAACCAATGTTCTTTGCCAAGCTAATCTCAAACGAGATGACATACCAAGCAAACCAACTTTCAGGTCAAGAGTAGCTCTTAACATTCTATCTTGCCAAGTTCCTTGTTGTAAATTAGTAGCTTTTACAAAACCAGATAAGAAATCACGAACTAAACCTTTTCTTCGTTCACCTTCTGCACCAACATACTTCTCAAGACGAGCACTAGTTGTTGAAATTGAACCGATACCTTTCTCTATTAAACCTTTAGTTTCTTCAGCAGGTTTTACTCGCTCATCAATACGGTTCAATAAATCGTCAATTGGTACAACAGCTTCAGCTGGATGAAGTCTGGCTAAACCACCTCTTTCAATATACCCACCTCGTTGTAATTCTGGAACTCCTTCTTCTTCTTCAGTTACTTTTTCTGCTACTTCGCCAATTCCTTTTGGTTTTCTACTAAACAGACTTCGTATTTTAGATCCAGCAGCAGTTGCAACAGAAGAAATAGTAGAGCTAATTCGTTCTCTGATTTTTCTAGCTGCGTTTTTGAAAACGTCAGTCTCCATAAACTTAGCAGCAAAATACCCAAAAATTGGAGTTGTCTTAGCAAGGGTCATTGCAACAAAACTTTGTTTATTTACACTGATATCTTCACTTATAGCTTTTCCATATTGAGAAACTGCATCTTTTGTAGCCCTTGCAGTAGTAACCGTAATATTCTTCATTCCAGTTGCTAAATGTTGAACTGTTAATCCAAGGTTTTCTAATATTCTCTTAACTGCTGGAACCATTGATTCTATTTCTTTTGATGGTGTTTCTCTTATTTCTTTTAATATATTATCTGTCTCTTTTTGTTTCACTGCAACAGAACTAATCTGAGATGTTATTTTTTTCGTAGCAACCTCAGCTTCTTTGTTCATTCTATTCATTTTATCGGCAAGACCGCTTATTCTTTTTACTCTATCAGAAGTTTCCGTATCTACTTCTTCAACGAGAGCTTTTGTTTTTGGTGGCATATCTGGTGGTTTGATAGGCATCTAATTTCTATCTCCTTACTTTTATAACTGATTAATCGTTTTAGTTACTTTTGATCTAAGTCCATGTTCAGAACATATACATATTACTTCAGATGGATAGATCAGTTCTTGTATACAGAAAACATTTAAATTCTTGTAACCAAAAGTTTGTTTATAAGTGTCATATATAGGGCCTATAATATTTGAGAACTTCCTTGCTACTAAGTAGAAAATATCAAAGTTACGTAGAAATAATTTTACAGTAACTATATAGTCTCTAAGTTGTTTATTAAATCTTTCTTCATCTAAAGTTGTAATTTCAAAAAAGGTAGAATTAAGTAAATCGAAATACTTAGATAAATCACTATTTGTAATTTCGCCTCCTTTTAGTTCTAATTTCTTAAATATAAAATAAACTACATCCTGTATTTTTGAATCATCTATTTTATCCTTATCTAAACTAAAGATAATTTTCCATAAATTTCTATAATAAGAAGTTAAGTCGTCTTTAAATATATTAAAGAAAGTAACAGGTTTTCTACTGGCTGACATATGCATAAGTTCATGAACAGTAACAGCAGCTATATAATTGTTAGAAACATGAGCAAAAAAGTTTACATTATTATCTATAAGAACATACACTTTTTTAGTTTTTACAGGTTCAAAAAATGCTACAGTGGCTCGTTGTGATCTTGGAGTAAAAAATTTTCTTGTTACAAATCCTAATATTGTTTTTGATAAAAAACACGGAATAATTTCTTTCTTTTTAACAAGTGACTGAATTTTGTTTACTGATGGTTTAGTTCTACTAGATCTCGTAAGAGCTTTAATGAAACTTCGATTCAAATTATCAGAACCAAATAGTTCAACTCCATCAAATACAGCAACTACTCGTAAACCAATAGGAACAACAAAAACTTCATTTACGTTTACTTGTAAATTATTTCTTTGGTTGTATATCATTTAGATTCCCTCGATTATACATAGAAAGAATGTCAACAAATCCTCCCATCTCATCAATATTATCTTTAACATGTCTTAAAACTGATCGATTTGAAATTTCTGTTTCACTAATATTAAAGTCTAATACTTGAGTTAAGTCTCCTAATTGCACTTTTGTAGTACTTTGAATCATTAGTGGAGGATCCCACTTTCGAACATAGAAAGCAGAAGAAGTAGCGAGTACTAGGTCGTCATTACTATCAGTATCAGCTTCTACTCTCCCACTAGCTTTTGAAACTAAACTAATTAACTCTAAAACTAGTCGTTTTGATTTAATAGATCTAGGAAACTCTGTAACATATGAATATAAAGCATCAATCATTAAGGGTCTTGTTTTGGAATTAGTAGATAAACCTGGAACTAACTTTCCTAAACCTCTTGTTTCTTTATATAACATCAAAGAAAATTCAGATGCATTTAGTTCCTCTACTACTTGGTTTCCATAAGAATTAGACTCAATAACTAAGCATCCAGGATATAAAGCACAAGCAAGTTTAACTATTTTTACAAAGTCTAGAACCCTACATTTTCCTTGATACTCCCAAACTTGCTCTAAAGTTTCATAATCCCAAACTGTTATCGCTGATTTATCAATACCATGTTCTGGAGCAGTATCTACTCCTATCAAGTAAAATCTTTTTTGATCTGGCTCTACAAACTTCCAAATCTCACCATTATACATTTTTATCTTTTCAATTGGATCTATATCTATTTCTTGAAGTTTCTCCACAGTATCACTATCAAAAAATGATCCAGTAGTAGATAAGAACTTTAATTCCAATTCTTGCTGGATCTTTCTTAAATCATTACCAAATAACCTACATTGATCTTTAAACCAATTTGGATCACTTGCTAATTGTGGTATTTGTTTCCAATGTATCTTAAATGGAAAAAATATTTCTTCTCCAGTTATTGCTTTTGAGTAGTTGTCAAAAAACCATCTTCCAACTCCATGAGTCTTATTAGGAGTTGATAATATTACAGTACCAAATGGAATGTTATTTTTCTTAGCCATCATCTGATTTGTAGAAAGCGCTGGAACTATAGCAGTCCAAGCAGTATCGATAAACTTGATAAATGCCCCTTCATCGATAACTAGAAGCGTTATTGCCTTACCTCTAAGAGTTTTCTCTGGTGCAGTTGGTGCTACTGGTGAAGCATATATTTTACTTCCGTTCGTCAAAATAAACGATTGTTCTGTTCTTTTTGAGAATCCTCTTCCTACAATCCCTTTTGGTGGTTTCATCCAATCTGGAACTTTCTCAATCATCCCTCTTATGTTTCTAGCAAAATCAGTAGCCTCTTTTCCATCTTTTGAGATAATTCCAACCACTACATTATCATAGAACAAAGCTAACCAAGCCGCATAAGCTTGAATTACAGTAGAAATTCCTATTTGTCTACTTTTTAGAACTAAAACGTACTTTTTAGTAGTTATAAGATCGACTAATTCTAATTGTTTCTGGTAAGGTGTCATTAGAACGTCACCACCAGGGAGTTCTAAATATATGTAGTTCTCACAAAAATGTTTGAAATCATTCTTACATCTAATATACTCAGAAACTTTACTTTCTGCGTCCTGTTTAGATTTTTCTATTGTTATATTCATTTTTCTTTCCAACCGAAAAGACTTTCCTTTATATTTTGTTCTGTTATTTAAACGTATTCTTATTTATCTGAAAATTCTATATATATAAATAAGTAGAATAAAGGTAAGGTTGTTTTTTTTAACTATCTAGTTAACCTCTAATAGAGGAGCTTCGAAATGGCAGAATTTTTGGTTATTCTAGAGTTTGACAAAAAAGGTAGTTTTCGTAAACCTTATAAAAATTATGGTTTTTGTTTGAGTTTTTCTGATAAGTCACTAATATGTGACCAGAAAAACTTTTTTGTACAAATGTTATATTTTTTTGTTTGTTCTAACTAAATTAATTCTAGCAGTAGCTTGCCATTCTCCAGACTTATTAAATCTTAACTCACTAGACCATAAAATATACTTACCAGACAAATCAATGTAGTCCGTTATTTGAGTATTAAATTTAACTGTCTCTCCAACATTCATCAAATTTAGAATTGGTAAATTTCTTTCTAGATCGATACTAACAGTTGCTAAATCTGCCATCATTCTTGAAATTCTTGAATTAAACTGAATTGACGAAGTTTCATAACCAGTGTCTTCATTGTAATATCGAATTCTTTTTTCTTTAGAGATATATGGATCTATCGAAATAGTTTTATTTTTATATATCAATCCATAATTAGCACAAACATTTTGTAAGTCTCGTTCAATTACATAGAATAGCTTATCAGAGGGTTTGGCAATAAATCTAAGTGTTGGTGCAACAGTTGCAAACTTAGTATTTCCATAGAAGTTATTATTTATTTCTGTATATGTGTAAAAATTCTTGCCATCAATACTTTTTTTAATTATGTTTTCGTTATTTACTGAAGAACTAAGCTGATATACTGTAAAGGTCTGGTTCTTATTAAATTTCGAAGAAAGATTCTTTATATAAACTTTATTATCATGTTGACAAAAAACTCCTGGAACTCCATCAAACAGACCAAAATTTGTATCTAAAAATCCATCAAACTCATCACGACTTGTAGGTGTTCCTTCTTTTATAATTTTATAGAAAGTGGTTGGTGGAACACAAACTTGGTCAATCACTTCTTTATTTTCACCTGTAGAATCATATTCAACACTTACTCCAATTTTCTTTGCCAAATCTTCTATAATTTGTCTCAAAGTAACACCAATATAAACTTCATTAACAATACTATTCATAGTTTTAAATGGTTTTCTACAAACAGTAACTATAGTAACTGGAGTTCTTTCTTTTTGTACATTGATTGAAGATTCTGTTCTTTCAATAAGTTTAGATTCTGACTTAAGATACATCAATTCAAGGTCAACTTCCTCCATTGGTGGAACTTCTAGTTGACCAATATACTTAACATTTAATTTTATCGGATCAGAACCAAAAATATCTTGTAAAATAAAATCACTGGGATCAGATAGTAATCGTAATAAAACAACTTGATAAGCAGTAGTTAATGAAGAAAGAATTCTAACTGAAAGAAGATCATTTGTAAAATCTAAATCTTTAATAGTCATCTGAATATCGTAACTTCTACTTGGAATTACATATCTTTTTGCAGGCATAAACTTCTCCTTTTTATATTTGTTCAAAATAGTTATACTGTTAGAATTTCAAGAAATCTAAATGTACAAAAAAAAGAAGGAAATGTCACTCCCTTCTTTTTCTTAAAAGTCATATGAAAGACATCATTTGGGCTGGAACGATTAGTACACGTTCAGCAATGTTCTCTAATAGAACTTTAGCATTCAGATTCTTCTCACGACTACTAAACTTCGTTATTGCGAGAAACATGTTCCAACTAGACTTCGTAGGCGAATCACTAGATAGTTCTTCTAATATTGACGAGATGCCTTCTCTTCTCTTTTTACCAATTTCTTCAACAAGATCTAAAACTCGTAGTACATCATCTTCAGATAGTAGATTATTAAAATTACTTTCAACAAGTAATAATATATTTTGTGAAAAAACAGAGACATAGTTTCCAACCGCTGTACTTACTAAAGTTGTAGAACTGTCTATATGTACTTGAGATATATTTCCCAATTTCGTTCGAAATCCAAAACCTATCCATCTAGTAGATAAACTATCTACTTCTAACATTGAGATACCAAAATCAATAAAAGCCCTTTTAGTTCCATTATAACTATTTCTAATTATAATCGTTGGAAAAACGTCTCCAACTCTTGGAACATTAGAAGCATTCTGTATAACAATCATATTATACATTTGTGTAAAGTTTGAAGAGAATACTGGTTGCTCAGTTAAAATCAAATTTCCAGTTTCATTAATCGGATCTCGAATTTTTTGGTTAAGTGCATCATTGCCAATAAATTTATATAAATCAGAAAGTATTCCAACTAACTTAAAACGTTGGTCTCCTTGTTTTCTTGTAAACAAAGCAAGATAGGGTACTTCAAAGTTGTCTAAAACTTCAAATTCATCGCTAAAGTCAGTTTGAGAACCAGTCCTTGTGACCAAAGTTCTATAGATAACTTCTCCATATCTATCTGTATAGTAAAAACAACCATCCCCAAGATTATTCAAACCCATGATATGTGCTCGTTCTTCAAAGCTCATTCTCTAACCTCTTTTTCATTTCTTTTGTAAACTTCCTAAATTCTTTTTAGAAGTCCTCACGTTATGGAAGTTTAAAACTTCTCGAATTGCTTTTTCTAAGTCACGTTCAAAAATAATTTTAAATACGTTAGAAGAAATATTGAAATATCTTCCAGTAAGTAACTGGATACAAATATTTATAATTCTTTCATCATCATTTTCACCCTCCTTCTCATAAATCCCATACCTATCTTTTATAATTTTAACTTTATTATCTTTTATAGCAATAAGTACATCAGAATAATGTACACTTTCAATTATATTAGGTTTATTTTTAATAAGTAAACCACTAAACGATTTAATGGTCATAATACTACTTCACTTTTTTGGCAGTAAAATGAATATAAATATCTCTACCTTCAAATTCAAATTTCTCTTGAATAAGTCCTATTTCAAACCTTCCTTCCAGTTCGAAAAAGTACTTAATTCTTTTTGGAGTCCAAATACTTGCATGTGGATCATAAGGTTCGTTTAATAGCTCAGTTGTAGTCAAAATATTATGTGCTTCAAAATATACATCAAAAGGATTCTCATTAAGAATTCGTTTAGCTAAGGTTTCATAATTTGGGACTACTACATCAACCATTCCACCAACTTTTAAACAAGTAGAAAGCAAGTATATAAAGAATGGAACATTAGTCATCTGAACGTGTTCTAAAAACCTATGAATAATGATAATATCAAATTCTATCAAACAAGAAGGAAGAAATTTTTCCCATGAATTATTACAAAAAAGGACTTCTGTTTGTTTTGGTAAAGAGTTCCATTTTTCATATTCATATTCTATCTGTCTTTTTTCTAAAACAAAGATTTGGTCGTACATAGGATCTAAATTCACTAAGAAATATTTTTCATAGTTACTTAACCACGGTGGAGTTAACTTTCCACCTGCTATATTTAGTATAGTAGTCATTTTTAAAAACTCCTAACTGTCTATCCAATATTCTTCTATAAATTGAATTTCTTCAAGTTTAATATCAAGGCCACTTTCTCTCAATGAGTTGACAACTCCAATTTTAAAGTCTAATAATGTTTCGTTGTCTCTCATCTTAGTAACTAACTTTCCTATAAGAATATCGTTATAGCCAAATCTTCTTTTTGTTTCTAAACTATTTTTGTCAAAATATTCATTAATAAACTCAGTGAATGCTTCGAACTCATCATTTTTAGAAACTATCCAATTTTGTTTTCTTTTATAGATATCAAACTTCTTCTTCAGTTGCTTTTTTAATGTGTCTTCATCTGTCCATATACCCCAAGCAATAAAACTTGAAGAACTAGAGTTAGTTACAAAATCGCATTTTACCCTCATCTTTTCTTCTTCCTTTTTCTTTCTGTTTCAGCTATCTCTTTATCACATAATTTAATTTCTTCTTCTATTTGTAACAATATAATAGTTATATCAGCTTCTTCTTTTTTAGACTCTAATTCTAACTTCTTAACAATTAACTCATCCCTTTTCTTAATAAGACTTTCTAATTTAATTTCGTTCTTCCTTAAATATGGATTTACTATAAATTTCATACCTATCCAGATAATAAGAACACATGTTACTA